TGGGTCAAGGCTTGATGAGTAATAATAGATGGATTAGATATGAGTAAGGAAAGAGAATTGCTTATGTATGCCTATGCTGATTTAGATATACCTATACAATGGGTGGACACTGAGGTAGAAGCGTGGGCAAAGAAATACAGCATAGCCACAAGACGTGACTGCCTTGGTAAAACTGATTCATTTGAAGGGTTCAGCTATTTTAATATGAATACATCGCTCAAGAAGTTCCCTGAGCTAAGGTTATTTAGTGACCTCATAGCAATACCACCCTTCATGTTTCGTGGATGCTCAAACCTCACACAGATTGAGCTACCTGGTGATGCATTAAGTCTTGGCAGATATGTATTTGACCAGTGTAATAGCTTAACCAGTATTGACATACCGAATGGTGTAATAAGTATAGAGAAGTATGCATTCAGGGGCTGTTCCAACCTAACTCAGGTAAAACTGCCAAGTAGATTAGAGAGTATAGGTAATAGTGCATTTCTTGACTGTAGTAGTTTAAGTAGCGTCAAGTTACCTGATAGATTGAAAAGTATAGGTGAGTTTAGTTTTAGTTATTGTTTTGGATTAACGAGTATTGAACTTCCTGATAGTCTGACAAGTATAGGAGGATATGCATTTGACCATTGCACCAATTTGATTCAGATAGAACTTCCTGGTGGATTAAATAGTATTGGAAGTGGTATATTTAGCTGTTGTAATAGCCTTACAATAGTTAAGGTTTCATCTAAGACTCCGCCACCAGTAAATAAAGATGGTGTTGATATATTTGATAACTGTCCTAAGCTCGCTACAATTTATGTTCCTGATGAAAGTTTAGAGACATATAAGAAGGCAGATGGTTGGAGTAGTCATTCCAGTATCCTTAAGCCATTGAGTGAATGGGTAGATAAATAGGCCAAAATGAGCTTTTAGACAAGATAGACCGAAATAGACATAATAGAATAAAATAGTACCCATTAATTATTATATTGTAAGATTATGGTATAAAAGCAACTAAAAGGGATATAGAAAAAGTTAGCCCCAAGCAAAGGGTGTAAGCAGCTTAAAAGACCATAAACGCAATAGGATTTATGGATTTCTAAAATTGTAACAAATACTATATAAAATAATATAAAAACAAATAGGTATGAGTGTAATGGAAACGTGTTTGGGCAAGGCATCATTAATAGAAGAGGTCAAGAAGAAACTTGGCTTGGTGATAAGGGATGGTGCCGTAACTACCAATAAGATAAGGGACAAGGCTGTAACCTCTGATAAGATAGCTGACAATGCCATTACGGATAATAAAATGGCCGATGGTGCAGTAACTGAAAGGAGCATTAAGGACGGAATCATAGAAAAGAGGCATCTGTCCAAGCAATGCATTGCGGAGCTTCAGAATGCTTCATTTACAGATGAGGCCATCAAGTCACTTATCCAAGAAGAGGTGAGCAAGGTGCAGGGAAACTTGACTTATGAGTATGTAGAATAAATAATAAAATCAATTATTAATTTTAAAAATTATTTATCATGGCAGTAACAAACAAAGTAATCAAACTGAAAGACAAGACTGGTAATTACTTGACTCCTGTATTGATTGAACCAAGCAGGGCGATAGCAGAGAAGACAATAACAAAGAGTATGTTGGCAGAGGACGTGCAGAAAGTCCTTGATGGCTCAGCCACTGACGCCAACTTGCAGCAGATACAGAATGACATTACCACCCTCAAGGGTGATAGTACTGTGGAAGGTTCTGTGGCAAAGAGCGTAAGTGACGCTAAAAATTCAGTCATGTCATATGTAAATTCAAGCTGTGTGCAAAAGGCTGATTTTAATACGCAAGTGACCAAAATCACCACCATGGAGAGTACAGTGAGTGCCGTTCAGTATGCAATTGCTACCAATGCGGCAAATATAACAGCCCTACAGAATGGCATGCTTTATTACGAGGAAGTGACACAGGCATAAAAAAACAAGGGATTATGGCGACAAAGAACATAAGACTAAAAGACAAGGCAGGTAATATATTATATCCTGAGATAAGTAGCGACCTACTTAAGGAGGCAATAGTTCTTAGCACTACTACTACAATAGACGCAAGTGGTAGTGTTAGTATTGCTTTTGACAAGGCTGTTTCCAGAGGAGAAATAAATACTTATTACTCCAAGTATAAATCAGGGACACCTATTGTAATTAAGAATAGCATAATCAGAAATGGAAACCCAACTAATGGCAATGCTGCCTCTGGTACTTACTATATCCTACTCAACACTGTAAATTCAGAAGATAATTCACTTGTATTTGAGGGTTCAATTGAAGCATTTGATATAACCATTTCCTTTGAAAATATAGATAATGACAGTACATTCAAAGTTAGGCCAACCATTACCTTTGGGAGAGCCTTAAGAGATGTGCTTAGTAGTGTTAGCGGAACAAATCTAAGTGAAGGTTCTGTTCAGAGTGATGCTATTGCTGATGATGCAATAGAAACTGATAAAATAAAGGATGGAGCAGTTACCAGTGATAAGATAGACAGTTTTTACACGAACGCTGTAAAATTTATGGATATATATAATTTATATCCTAATGTTATAAAGGAGGTAGTATTAAATCCAATATGCCCTAAAATGGAAGGGCCAAGTTATAACATATATGGCAATCAGTATAGTATATGTGGTACTTTAGAAGATAGTTCAGACATCCACATTGTTCTTAACGCTGGTTCTTTTAGTACAGAGGTACCTACTACATGGACACGTTTAGCCCTCAGCTTAATTGCCCTTGACTATCAGGAAGAAAGAGATTTGTTGGACTCTTTGGAGGATTATGATTGGCCTATTCATTTATTATATGTCTACTATGGTAAAACTTTCTCTGATGCTAAGGGTAATATAAATTATGGTGTTGGAGGTGAAATATATAAGGGAAGTTTTGACACAGGCAGTACTTGTGCTAATTTAAGTCTATCCAATCTTTTCAAGCACTATTATAAAGATGCCAGCGGTACACCCTCACAAACTAATGTCACCATTTCATGGGACACACCAGCTTCTTTTGCCTTATCTCCAAATACCCATTATGGTTTTACTATCATAAAGGACAGTAGTAATTGTTTTTATGGGCAATTAAAGTCTTGGTCAATACCAGTTAATGTTCCAACGGGAGGGTATATAGATGGTAGAACAACTATTTCATATGATAATAACCATAGTGCCAGTTTAGGCAAGGGTTATCCATCATTATTGAATTACACATATGTACTATATACGGAACCCATAGGATGCAATGTACATGATATTCAGTGGAGTTTGGATGCCACATATTCTTCTTGTTTTACACTAAGTTCATTTGGTAATAGGGTAATCCTCACATACACACCAGAAAGTAAGGATGACACTGGTGCCCTTTTACCAAAGCTGGCATCTGGTACAATGAAGATTACTTGTACGTATAAAGACATAAAGGGTAGTAGCCATACTGTTACGAAAGATGTTACTATGGAGATGGGATAATATCAGTGACATGGGTCTGACAAACTTGATAGACAAGATAGACCTGATAGATATAATAGACTTTATAGATTATTATAGATGTAATAGATGTAATAGATACAATAGATTATTATAGACTTTATAGATAAGGCAGATATAAGATAGGTATTCATGAATGAATAGGCAATAAAACATTTATAAACTGATAAAGGCAAGTGACAATGAAAAGAACAGTAAGGAAGACCACTAAGAAAGCAGCAAGTAAAACCAATGGCAAGAGTGGCAGTGCATCAAGAAGTACAAGAAGTGCCAAGACTTCAAGTAGGCCAAGAAGCTCCAACAGGAAAGTAGCGCAGCAAGAGAATCCTTTTCAACAAGGCTATTCCCAACAAGCAGCACAAGGTGCTCAAAAGGGAGTATATGCAAGGGGAGGAAAGCTCAAAAAGAAAGGGTGCAGGAGATAAGGAGAATGTAAAGGATGATGGTATAGACAAGACCATACAGACTCTAATGATGAATAGTGAGGATGCCCTGGTAAACGGTATTAAAAGCCTTGCCAGTGGCATCCTCTCAATAGGCATGAAAATGCAGTATTAAAGGAGTTTGCATAATATACCGACATACTTGAAGAGCTAAAAGATAAGTAATGTTTTTATACATTATTAATAACTCTTTTAGAATACGGACTTATAATGGCTGAATGCCTACTTTTGCGGAAAGAATGAGAGTAGGCTACTACTAACAGTAGAAACCAAGAACCAAAGAGAAGAATAAACATGGAAGACAAACAGAAGAATTATTGCTTCTTGGGCTTTGATAACATCCTTAGTGAGCAGGAGATAGAGAACCTCTTTACTCCTGAGGAAGAGGATGGTGAGAACAATGCTCCAGAAACAAGTGAAAATGAAAGGCAAGAGCCTGAGGAGAAAGTAGAACCCCAGGGTCAGAAAAAAGACAACACTGCTGAGACAGTTGCCCCAGAAGACCTCTTTGATGAGGTAGAGGACAATAAGTCAGAGAGCGTAGGTAGTGAGAAGAAAAAAGGCGTTAAGGAGCAGGAAGATGCCACCCCTGAAAAAGGCAGTGGTACTTCTCCAAACAACTTCTACTCTTCCATTGCCAATGCCTTGGCAGTGGATGGTATCTTCCCCAACCTTACAGAAGAGACCATCAAGAAAGCGGATGACGCAGACAGCTTTTCCAAGCTAATAGATGATGAGGTCAACGCGAGACTTGATGAGAGGCAACGTAGGATAGCCAATGCCTTGGACAATGGCGTGGAGCCTAATGACATCAGGAAGTATGAGAACACCTTGAACTATATCAACTCCATCTCTGACGCACAGCTTATGGAGGAAGGAGATACGGGAGAGGAGCTTAGAAGGAATGTCATCTATCAGGACTTCATCAATAAGGGATATACCCCTGAGAAGGCAAAGAAGTACACTGAGAGGTCAATAGACTCAGGCAATGACATTGATGATGCCAAGGATGCCCTCCAAGGCAACAGGGAATACTTCACTAATGCCTACAACAAGTTGCTTCAAGACGCACAGGCAAGAGAGGATGCAAGCAGGGCAGAAAAAGCCAAGCAGTCAGAACAGCTTAAGAAATCCCTGCTTCAAGACAAGAACCTCATAGGTGACATAGAGGTTGACAACAACCTCAGGAGAAAGACCTTTGAGAACATCTCAAGACCTGTGTATAAAGACCCAGAGACAGGAGATTACCTGACAGCCATTCAGAAGTATGAGATGGAACACAGGCCAGAGTTTATCAAGTACATGGGCTTGTTCTATACCTTGACAAATGGCTTCAAGGACTTTAACTCCTTCACGAAGGGCAAAGTCAAAAAAGAGGTTAAGAAAGGACTTAGGGAGCTTGAGCACACCCTCAACAACACAAACAGGTCATCAGATGGTAGCCTGAAGATGGTAACCAATGTAAAGGATGACCCATATAGTTACATAGGAAAGGGGGTAAGGCTTGACATCTAAGTCCATGAAAAGACACATATTATTTTTAATGCTTAAAATTTAATAAGATGGCAGGTAAATTAAACAGGTTTCAGACCCAGACATTCAGTCATTGGAAGCGTTTGACAAAAGCTAATCACCTTGGAAGCATATTCCAGCTACAACCCCAAAAAGCCACTGACTTGATGGTGCAGTTGCTTGCTTATTATAGGGGTAAGACATTAAACACGTTCCTTTCACAATTCCCAGTCAAGGAATTTGACAGTGATGATGAGTACACATGGGATGTCATAGGCAGTACTTCAAGGAATATCCCACTGGTAGAGGCCAGGGATGCAGATGGCAATATAGTTGATAGTGATTATGGTAACGTGGGCTGCAATGGTGAGCCTTTCTACCTTGTCTTTGGTGAAGACTGGTGGGGTGATGGTGAAGTAATCGTAGGTGAGCTTAATGAGGTATATCCTATCAGGGTGCTTGGTGAAGGCAGGAATGAGGGAACAAATACCGTTTATAAAGTGGAGCTTATGGGTGGCGTCACCACAGGTATGCCAGCAGAGCAGCTTCTTCCTGGCAAGAGGTTCTCAGTGGAGTATGCCCCTGTTGAGAGGGAGCTTTCAAGGAAAGTAGGAGCAGTGAGGTACACAAGTCCTATCTCCATGAGAAATGAGTTCACCACCATCAGGCTTTATGACAAGGTTCCAGGCTCAATGCTCAACAAGAAGATTGCCTTTGGCATTCCAACCATCAAGGAGGTTAATGGCAAGCTGATACATGACACCACTGATATGTGGATGCACTATGAGCAGTGGCAGTTTGAGCAGCAGTGGGATGATTACAAGAACAATGTAATTGCCTATGGCAGAAGCAACAGGAACCTCAATGGAGAGTACCTTAACTATGGCAAGAGTGGTGAGGTAATAAGGATGGGTGCTGGTTTGTTTGAGCAGATGGAGGTAAGCAATACCATTCCTTACAACACTTTCTCTTTGAAGCTCATTGAGGATGCCCTTTATCAGCTTTCAGCAGCCAAGTTGCCATTTGGTGAGAGGACATTCATTATCAAGACAGGTGAGAGAGGTGCCATCCAGTTCCATAAGGCAGTGCTTGACACCATAAGTGGTTGGACAGCCTTCACCATAAATGGCGACAATGTAGGCATAGTGCAGAAGACCAACTCACAGCTTCACCAGAATGCCCTTGCGGCAGGCTTCCAGTTTGTTGAGTTCAGGGCACCTAATGGTGTAGTGGTCAAGGTGGACGTAGACCCGATAGACTTTCATATGTCGGGAAGTTGCAGTAATGCAGCTTAAGAAAATTGGACAAAAACGGTGAAATCCTTTTGATAAATTCTAATTGAAAGATGGAAGAATTTAGAAAACTTAACAATTATTCTAATTACAGGGTCTATCCTGATGGAAGAATATATAGTGAATTTATAAATAGATTTATTACCCCTACTTTAGATGGTGGCAATTATCTGCAAGTAACCCTTGTAGATGACAATGGTCTAAGAAGGACTATAAAAGTTCATAGATTAGTAGCCAGTGCTTTTCTGCCTAATTTAGAGGAGTACAGGGAAATAAACCATAAGGACTTTAATAAGAGTAATAACACGATTTCTAACTTAGAATGGTGTGACAGAGCATATAATGTTAAGTATAATTTCAGCAATAGAAATTACATTGCCCAAATAGAGAAAGTCACTCCACTAACTATTGAACAAGTTAAAGTGATACCTGTTTTAGTTGATTATGGGTTCAGCATAAAGTTAATATCTAAGTTATTTAATGTTGGCCATATAACAATCAGAAAAATTATTGCAGGTAAGACATGGAAACCATTAAAGTTAAAGTTCAGTAAGACTAAGTTTAATAGGGGTATTATTACAATTCCTAAGTCTTTATACGATAAATTACTATTGTTAAAAGTGGACAATACCGTGCTAAATTCCAGAGTTAAAGTACTGGAATCAGTGTAACGCGTAGAGATTGAAACTATATTTGTATAGAATAAAATATCTCCAAGAGTGTCCAACTCCTTATACTATAAGGATGAAAATGTACGCTGAACTATATTGATAATAAAAATATAGAGTCTGAGGATAAAAAGCCTTAGAGGTAACAAAATGGTATGATGACCCAGTGAGGAATAAGATACAGCATCCAAATGGAGGCCCAGCTTATTCATACAGGTATGACATCTTTGACATTGGTACAATGGACCAGCCAAACATCTTCAAGGTAGGTGTCAAGGGCCAGACAGGTGACATGACATCTTATGCTTGGGGTTTGAGAAATCCATTCACAGGGCAAATGGGCAATGAGAACATGAGCTTTGATGAGGATGCCGCTGAGATTCATAAGATGACAACCACAGGTGTATGTGTGCTTGACCCAACAAGGACAATGAGCCTTATTCCAGCAGTATTGGTTGGATAACATGGGCATAGGTTAGGAGGCAGGGAAAAACTCCCTCCTCCTTCCTAACTTTTTTCCTTTAAGCCAGGCTTAAAGGCATCAGAAAGACATTAACTAAAAACATATTAAGGAGAGGATAATAATGGTAAGAAAAAGAGTAGAAGACAAGCCCATGGATGGTATCATGCTTGATACGGAAGTTCATGAGACAAGGACAGAGATGCCCAAAAACATGAAGGAGGAAGACGTAAACCCTACCCCTATTCATAATTCCAGTGCAGCACCAAGCAGTAATGAGCCAGTGAGTTGCCTTAGGAATGAGAAGGTGATTGTGAGATTTGTTCCCCGTCCTTCCACAATGGTACAAAACCCTAAGCACGTGCTTTATGGAGGCATGGCTGAAAATGCCATAAGAGCCTTTGTAGTGCCAAGGTATAGCAGCACAGGAATGTTTGTCAATGTGCTTACCAAGAATGAAAAGGATTACCTTGAGAGGGCAATGGGATTGGAGTACAATGCCCTCAGTGTTTACAAGAAAGTAAACAACTTTTGGGATGACAGCAATAATCAAGGCATAGGAAGGGTAGTGCTTCATAAGCAAGATAACTACCTTGACCTCAGTATTCCAGAGGATTACATCAAATACAAGATATTGCTTGCCAACAAGGATTACATCGCAAGCAGCCTCAGGGAGCTTGAGGAAAGGCCAAAGGCAACCTATCAGTTTGTCATCATCAGTGAGAATGCCGAGGCAGCGCAGAACCTCAACAAGATGGATACCATCAAGAGGTGCTACATGGAGTATGGTAAGATAGAGACAGATTTCAATACCCTCAGGACAGTGGTTGAGCTTACGGAAGGCAGACCTATCTCCAGCAAGACAAAGATAGACTTCCTCCAGGGCAAGATTAATGAGTATATTCAGACAAATCCACGTAAGTTCCTCAATACCATACAGGATGAGCTTCTCCCAGTCAAGGTCCTCATAAAGAGGTGTCTTGAGGCAGGATTGATAGGCAAGAAGAATGATGCCTATTACCTTAGGGCAGATGGTAGTCCATTGTGTGAGATGAATGAGGTGAGTACCTTGAACAATGCCGCCAAGTATATTGCCTCAGTGAAGAGGCAAGAGCTTAAATTCAGCTTGGAGGCAAAATTAAGGGAAGACAATTAGTGTAATCATTGATTAGTTTGATGAGACCATTAATCACAAGATAGATATAACATGAATGTAATTGAGCTTAGCAACCAGTTTGACTTATTGTATAACAATATTACCTCAAACCAAGCCCCAGGATTGAATGAGTATGAAAAAAGCGTATTCCTCACCAAGGCACAGGATGAGATAGTGAAGAACTACTTTGAGGCAAACTCCCAAGGCAATACCTTGAAGAAAGGCTTTGATGACACCATCTTGCGCCAAATGGACTTTTCTGACCTCATGTCAAGCAAGGAATATCCAAATGGCATCATAGGAGAGAGCATGATAGACCCAAGGGCAATTGTTTATGACATTCCTAAAAATGATAATATTTATATTGTTATTAATGAGTCTCTTCATCTTGTGGATGATAATGGTACTGTCAAGGGAATCAGGCAAATAGTCCCCCTATCATACCTTGAGTATTCAAGGCTGATGCTTAAGCCCTTCAAGCAACCCATTAAAAATCAGGCATGGAGGCTTATAACCAGTGGCAGGAGAGGAGAGCTTGACGCTACCCAGAATCCTCAGGAGAACAATGGTTCCACCATAAGGACAAGGGTTGAGATAATCACTACCAATGCAGACCTCAACAGGTACACAGGCAATATTGTCATAGACCTTCCTGGGAAGGATGAGAGCATGGAGTTGGATGACATACAGAAGGACATAGAGATAAACATAAAGGAGCCTACTGTCACTAACATAAGGTATGTCTTGAGGTATGTGAGAAAGCCAAGGCCCATAATACTCATAGACCTTGATGATGCCTATGGTGAGAGCCTCAGCATCAATGGCATGACAAGGCAAAGCCCTTGCGAGCTTAATGAGATAGTGCAAGAGGCCATACTTCAAAGGGCAGTGGAACTCGCCAAGATAGCCTATGGAGGTGATGTGACCAATACCCAATTGGAGATGGAGGCAGGAAAGAGAAGTGAATAAACAATACTTGACACATGACAGCAGAAGAATTTAGCAACCAGTTTGATGTCCTACTTGATAGTTTTGGCAGGGCAAACTTCCCAGAGGAGACTGTGGGTAACATAGCCCTTGATGAGTATGAGAAGAGCGTTTACCTCACTAATGCCCAAGAAGCCATTGTATTGGGCTACTATAAGGGAAGCATCAGTGGCGAGAGTTTTGAGGAGACAGAAGAGACCAGAAGGTATCTCTCAAACCTTGTGAATACCTCCACACTGAGGCCCATGGACATCAAGACAAGCATATCATCTGATGGCAGTCATACTTACTTCACATTGCCTAATGACCTATGGTTTATCACCCATGAGTCAGTGATGACAGATTCCTCATGTGTGGCCTTCAAGGAGATAGATGTATATCCTGTAACCCAGGATGACTATGACAGGACAAAGAGAAACCCCTTTAGGGGAGCCAATAGCAGGAGAGCATTAAGGTTAGACTTGGCAGATGGTGTCATAGAAATAGTCAGCATCTATAACTTGACAGGCTACACAGTGAGATACCTAAGAAAGCCAAGTCCCATAATCCTTACTGACTTGGGGGATTTGACTATAAATGGTAAAAGTCAGACATCTGATTATGGAATTAATCATGATGCTTGTGAGCTTCACACTGCCCTTCATGAGAAGATATTGGAGATAGCAGTGATGAATGCCTTGCAAAACAAGACAAGGACAATGACAAATAAATCCTGATTGCTTGCCATAAGCAATCAGATATGTATAACTTAAAACATTAAATATTATGGCAACTTTTTCAACAAACCAGAATCATCAGTTGCTTGTCGCAACTAATTACAAGGAAGTGGCAGACGCCAAGGCAGCAAAGACCTTCGCAGATGGAGCCACAGCAGGAACCATTACAGTAAGACAGGTTGATTCCGCATGTCCAACAATTTATTTCCTTTATAAGGGTGCTGACACTTCTTTGAAGAGTGACTATATCCCAGTAAGGAGCATTGACTATATAAAGGTAAAGACAGCCAAGGAGCTTAGGATTCCTTTCAAGCAGCAAAAAGTAATCCTTAACCCTACCATTAATGAAGGTAAACCAGTTGTAGGCCAGGACTATATCCTGAGGATAGAGCTTGCCCACTGGATAGGCATGAGTGAGAATGACACTTACTTCAAGGAGGCGGCAGTGCATGTGTTCTCTGACATGGAAGCAGCAGACTTTTACACTGCAATGGTAAAGAGTCTCAACCTAAGTTTCTCAAGGGAGATTGGTGCAACCAAGGACAGTAATCCATACCTTGACTTCAAGGCTTCTGCTGATGGGATCACCATTACAGAGAAAGCCCAATCTTGGGCACTTGGCATTGAGTCACAAGAGCCAGTGCTGTTCAATGCCGTCCCTACCACCATTTATGTTAATGGCAGTGATGTCATTTGGGGCGGTGTAGCAGATAGCACTCCAAAAGTATCAGCAGTAGACCCTGCAACAGGCAATGGCATTGGCAATGGTCATAAGATTGCTGACCTTGAATGGTTCTGCATGGGTGAGAGGGGAGACCAGTATAGGTACATGGGTTATCCTAACTATATTCCCACCAAGTATCTTGTAGACCCAGAGAAGGAGTACCATGTGCTTGACATCCACTATGCCTTTACTGATGAGGGCACTCATAGCTACAGGAGTGAGAAAGACCTTTCAATAGTGTCAGCAGACGCAGCTACAATGAACAGCCTTATCACCAAACTTGCCACTGCAACAGGCATAGATGCAGCCAAGATAGTCACAGGTGGTACTATCGCAACAGAGTAGTCATAGGCAAACAATAACCTTAGGGGGAAGGGAGTACTATCCCCTCCCCTTTTTTAATTATACATACCATGAAAATAATAAAGAACATTGTACTTTCAGCGTCAGAGCCATCTGATATTAATGTAGTTTGGGCTAAGCCAGAAGGTGATGGAAACATCAAATTAAATATATTCAATGGCAAGGCTTGGACTACTCTTAATGTGGCTACATTAAATTATGGTGATACTGTAGAGCATTTCAAGGAACTGGACAATACTGATAGTCAATTTTCACAAAGTCTTGAGGATTTAAAGACTAAGATAAATAGTTTAACCGATGAACTGTCTCAGTTAAAAGGAACAGAAATAGGAGACTTAAAGACACAAATATCAGACTTAAAGAATACTTTAAGTGGAAAACAGGATACCTTGGTAAGTGGTACTAATATCAAGACCATTAATGGAGAATCCATACTTGGAGGTGGAGACTTGACAGTAACAGCCAAAGCATCAGATAATGGTGGAAGTGCCACTAAATAGTGTGATTTAATTTAATGTCTAACTACTTAAAGCATGAGCTATGGTACAATTTGACCAACTAAGAATATCAGATGATGGCAAGGAGCTGTACATTGACATTCATGTCAATACATCTTCTTACTTCAAGGATGTCTATATAGACAGCCTTGTCATCATAGATGCCAACAGCAGGGAGAGAGACTGTAATAACAAGGACTATACTGGTATATCAGAGACCAATCCTTATGCACCTAATGATAACTTCATCTATAAGCAGGTAGTAACAGGCAATGAGAAGGAGATGCACTTGGTCATCACCAAGGCAACACTTGATGAGGCATTCAGCAACAGGAATAGTGAGGGCAATGCCATAAACAGTGACAAGCCCTATGGCAAGGTGGCTTTCAACAAGTCAAGTTTCAGTGATAGCCTGTTGTTTGTATATGTGATATGCAAAGGCAGTGACAGTGAATGTACCCCATGTGCATTGGACAGCAGCAAGCCAACCATAGGAATTACCTTTGATGAGAAGTTGCTTTATCAAAGGGTAATGGACTTTACCAAGCAGTTGGCTGACAACTGTGTCATACCAAGGGGATACATTGACTTCATATTGCTATGGAACGCATTTAAGGCAAGCGCTGAGACAGAGCATTATGTACCAGCCATAAAATACTGGCACATGCTGTTTGACAGTCCAATGCTTTCCAATGGAATAACAGTTAAAGTATGTGGATGCCATGGATGAAATGATATACAATGCCCTTGGCAGATACTATCATGCCTTATCCTTGAAAGGATATATGCCTGACGTAAGCTCTTACAAGCTGCTTGTGCTAATCTTCTTGAGGGATTTTGTTTTCCATGATTACAGGGGAAACATAAAAGAGGCGGATTATCATATTATAGAGAAGGCACTTGATTGCCTTTATGGGACAACTTGTTTAATACCTTATCCAGATTACTTGAAAATGGGAAAATTATATTTAGGGCAGGTGACTGAGATGGCAGAGAGAATCAAGACTATGGAAAACTCAGAAGTAGTCAAGATTGCCAAGAACCTTTCAGACATAACGAATAACATTGATTCTGATATTACCGTATTAGTGGATGAATGACAGCTAAGTAAACCATTTAAATCACTAAACATTATGATTAATATGGCTCATGGATATTGTGGAAAGCACTATCTTTGAGCCATAATTAATATACATGAACATGAAAGTAAAAGACCTTGTTTACTATATACTGGATAATGTCAAGCTGATAAGTGATGACAGTATCATCAATGAGGAGCACGTGATGTTTCTCATAAAGAAATACAGGAGCCTACTCATAAAGAAGGAGCAAGACAAGGAAAAGGCAAGCAAGACAGAGCAATCAGAGTATGAGGTACAGCAAATATGCCTCCACTTGGAGAAAGTCCCAGCCATTGATGGAGAGCCTTGCACAGGAGGGTATTACCTGAGAACCAAGGAGAAGATACCAAAGATACTGGATGGCACTACCCCATCAATATACCCGATAGACTTCTATCAAGGCATAAACATTTGCTATGTTCCCAGGAACAGGATGAGATACATAGGCACAAACAAGTATCTTCAAAACATAATATATGTTTCCTTGGCACCTAACTATCACCTGTATTTCAATAGCAATAATCCATTGTTCATGTACCTTCAGGAGATAAGGATGTCAGGAACCTTTGAGGATTATGATGAGGCAAGCAAACTGTCTTGTGACAGTGATGGCAATGATACCTCTTGTGACCCTAT